CCAACTATTCCAATCAATATCGTTAGTTGCAAATGATGAGTCACTAACAGCAATCTTTTTATCTATAAGATTTTTTACTTCTTTACCATCATAGAAATAACAACCATCATCAGATGCCCAAGCTATTCCTGTTTTTGTTTTTGTAACACTATATGGATACTTAACTCCATAATATTTAAAAGTATCCTCAAGATGCCAACTAGAAACACTAGGACTAGATATATTAATTATATGAACTAAGTTTTGTTTAAATGCTAATAACCTATCAGCGAATGATTCTAAGGCTGTATATTCTCCATAATCTCCCTTAGATACATCTATAAAATTATGCTCTAAGAATGTATCAAACTTTCCTATTTCACTATACATTATTCTATCACCAAATTTATCCAATTCTCCAGAGCTTGATTTTAATTTTACATTAGCAACAAACACACGCCTACCAGATACAACTGAAGCTTTATATCCTTCATTCATACCACCAATACCTAAAAACTTTATATCAGGACTAAATCCATTTATAGTAGTATATGTATCTAAATTTGGGTTTACTGAATTACCAGTTGCATCTGCAACTACATAATAACCTTTACCAGATTGATAAGTCCAAGCCTTATGGTCTCCATCAAGAGACATTCTAACACCCTTTACTATATCTATATCAGCTAACATAACTAAATCATCATCACTATTTTCCAATCTTGTATAAATTCTACCACCAGTTATTCTTCCATTGTAAGCTAAGTCAGCATATATAGATACTCGAAGTGAGCTACTCTGAGTAACATCTAATGTAAAAGCATCAACACTAGAAGCTCCATCTCCTATTTGAACAGGTAAAGATTCTTGATTGCCATCATATATAAATGTTTCATAAAATTCATAAGTACCCGCTTCCCAAGTACCAGTTTGTGTACCATCATCAGTAATTCCAAGATTCCAACCAGTACCTCTTTCTATTATTGGAGTTTCATTATCAGCAAAATCAAAAGGAGCTGTACCATCAAGATTACCACCATATGCTCTTTGATATATAGCTGTTCCTGCTGATTCATGATAAGCTCTTTTGCAAAACATAAATTCTTTTGGATAGTCTCCAAGGTCTCCAACTCCACCACTAGCTTCTTTTATGGATATAACCTCACCTACAATAGCCCTACCAGTTTTATCATCTCCACTAGAATTTTCAAATTTAAAACCAGTGCTAGTAGCACTTAAATTTAATCCCATTTGTAAAGCATCATTTGCTGCATATTTATGAACAGCAACACCTCTATAATCTCCACTAGCTGGAATTAAATAATAATGACCAGCTGAAGTTCCATCATGAGCAGTAGAATCTGTTCCAAATGCATATGTAAATGAACCTACAATCTTTGGAGGGGCTAAGGAATTAGGATGTTCTTGCCATTCAGCAAATACAAGTCCTGTTGTTGCATTAAATTGATTTCTTTGTATATATCCATACCATTTTACAATACTACTATTTTCATCATTTGTATCGCATACACGAATAGAATCATCTGCCATATGATATATATATTTAGCATCATCTCCTTTAATAGTTGGGCTAATAGCTGATATAGTCCATCCATTATCTTTAGAGCTATAAGAAGATGTTGCATTACTAGACCATATGTCAACATTACCTTCACTATCAACATCTCCAAGAGCTATCATTTTATCGCCAAAAACTGGAGTTCTACTAACTTCTATTTGAGGGTCTCCGCCAGAATCGTCATCTGTAATCCTTCTACCTTTTAATACATAATAAATATCCATGTCTCCAAAGGTAAAAGTTTGATTACTATTACTTGCTGTAGCTGCTTTACTTAATACAAAAGTAGTTGAATTTGTTATAGAAGCAATATATGTACTAGCTGGCACTCCAGTTCCAGATACAGATAATCCAGCTATGATTTGAGCATTAGCGTCATGAGTTACAGAAGTACTTGTATTGGTTGTATCACAAGTATTATCAGTAAATGTAGTACCAGCAGCATCAGCAGAACTTAATGTATTAACAACATCAACTACAGTAAATATACCATCGTTACTACCAGTACCACTTATCTTTAAAGTATCTCCAGTTTTAATAAGAGTTCCTGTATATAAAGTACTATTGGTCGAATTGGCCCCTCCAACTAATTGGAGATGTTGTTTTGTTGGTTGTGGCATTATTCTGGGTCGTACTCAGGAGCGATTGTTTCAGCATCTCCACCAACTAAACTTGATTTAAATTTTATATTGCCAACAGAAGAACCTAATGCTAAATCATTACTTGTACCGGGATGCTTTGTATCAGTAAGAGTATAATCACTATCTCTACTATGGTCTGACTCAAAATAAAATAAGCCATATCCTCCAGCTCCAACTAGGGTAGCTGTTCTTTCTACAAAATATTCACTTAAATCAGTAGAGCCATCAGTATCTTTACTATGAGCATATAAACCACCAGCAGTCTTTATCTTACCCAAGGCATCAATAGACATGTTTTGAATTAGAACAGATTCATTATCTCCAATATCTCTAGGGTCTCTTCTATTATTAGAACCGCCAGACCAATCTCTTATAGTAAGATATCGTTTAGGCATTAATCTTCCAATAACTCAAAATGCACAAGGTCATCAAATTTATTATCTTTAGTTGTGCGTTTACCTTTAAAAAGAGAACTAGCGTTCCAATCTCCACCCCAACGTATCTTAACACCCATAGAAGCGGCCGTAGCGAGTACAAACCCGCCTAGGTAATGGAAGTCATCCCTAGCTTCCCAATCTATCGGATATGGAGAAATATCAACGGCTTTACCTTGAACGTGCTTACCAAACTTTGTCTTACTAAGTCCTTCGGCTACTAATTGGTTTTGACGTTCTTGACTTCTAAGACCTTCTATTATAGTAATGTCAAAATACTTAACGACTTCATTTAGGACATTGACAAGCTTTGCATCAACGCCCTTTAATCGCTCTTTACTTCTTTTACCAAATTTAGGCATTACTTTGACCCAAATACCTTAGAGAAAAAGCCTTTCTTCTTCTTTTTGCCCTTACCGGAAATCTTCTTTCCTTTTTTCTTTTTCTTCTTAACATCTTCCATATTGTAAGCCATTACATTATATGTCGGATTAGTTGTTGCTTTTATTTTTGTGCTATCTGGTTGCTCAGATAGTGCGAGTGATAATATTATTACTAACATTTATTTACCTTTAAATACTCCTTCTAGTATATCTGTTACAACATCAACCATCTTTTCAAAAAATATTTGTTCTTTATCTTCTGATACAAATGGGATGTCAATTCGCTTATTAATAGCAGTAGCAATCTTCTCTGTCATTTCATCTGAACCAAGATGTTTTACAGCTTCTTCTTGCATCTTTTCTGCTTGTTCTTCAGCTAGTTTAATCAACATTGATTTAATATCCATGATATTCCTTTATTTTATTGTTCCTAATAGTATGGTTAATATAGCCATACCACCTAGCATATAATTACGCCAGTTCTCTAATGACCTTGTTCTGCCATTTGAAATCTTTAATTCTTCTTTAATGTCAGGTAATTCTCTATGCAATATAGTTTCTATGGAAGCTAATCTTTCTTTTATATTACTTCTATATTCATCTATTGATTCATAATCCATTATTTATGTCCATTTACTCTGCTTAAAGAACCTTCAATTCTTGATACTTGATTATCTAAATCATTTATTTCTTTGGTCATGGCATCAAATTTTCTATCTAATTTATCATCAGACTGATTCCATCTTCCAATTAATTTTATTATCATTCCTTCCATATTTTCCAAGGTCTCTGATTGGCCCCTATTTTCAACTTTTAATTTTTCTAATGCTTGTTGTTGAGCTTCAGATTTCTTTGATAGAGATATAACCAAATAGACAAACATCACGCCAACGACGCCTATCATTCCAGCTTCACCATATACCGCCATAAAATCCATTATTTCTTCTTCTTTTTAGTTAATTTTTGATACCACTTTAATTCTTCTTCCATTTGAGCATACCTTTCTTCTTCATCTTGTATATGCTTATTTACAAGTTCTTCAATTTTAAGATTGGCTTCTTCAAAATTCGACTCAAGGTTTTTAATACGAGTTTCAATTTGCCAATACCCATAGACCAATATTGCGACCAAGACAAGTCCTTGCCCAAGCCACTTAAGATTAATGCTAACAATGGCGTTATCATCAAGTACAGTAGCCCTATAACTTCTAGCGGTATCTGGCTTTTCACTCACTTAACCTCCCAGCCTGCAATAGACCAACCGGAATCACACCCTATCAATATAAATATAATTAATAGAATAATTATAAGATGTCGAAATTTCATATTTTACTTTGTTTGTTATTATCATAATACCATCCACCAAGCCATTGCTGTTTCTACTATTAAGTCTGCAGCTGTATTGTAGGCCCATCTCTTTTTGGTCTTGTAAGGACTATAGTTCTCTACAATCCATTCAAATATTTCCCATAAGACACCAATGATGAATACTCCCATCACACACCAGAAATCACTCCAATTCATCCATTGAAATATTTTACATAGAAATGCACCTGCAGCAATATGATATGAAGTCCAACTATCTAGTTGGCCAGTATTTTGTTGCCATGATACTAATTTTGCTATAGGATTATTCATATTAAATTTGTTGCTACTCCATCTACTAATTTATGTTTACCAATAATGATTCTACCATGTCCATCATCATGTTTCTTTGCACATTCTTTAACATATTCTTCTTCTATGGTCTTAAAACTATTACTTCTTTTTATTACTTCACCATCAACATCTATGAAGTATGTATAAGATGAAGGATAAGTCAAGGTCTCAGTAGAGCCATCTGGATATGTCTTTACTCTGGTTGCACCGGGAGTTGAATTTCTATGAATCCTTACTCGATGACCCTGACTACACCTTCTTACAATCATGCTTCTACTTCAGCCTCAATTACTTCAGGTTCTAGGGCTTTCTTAAGCTCTGTTAAACCTTTTTGAAACTTCTCTACAAACGTCTTTTCACATTCAACTAATTGTTGTCTCATGAAAGCATTTGTATTCAGCTTGTTTTGTATATCCCTTACATGGTCTTGGTTTAACGCAACCTCACCTGCAAGTTCTTTTTGTGAATCAGTCATATCCTCGATAATGTATTCATCCCCATCGAGATTCAAGACTGGCTTTTCTTTTTTGTTTTTAGCCATTATTTGACTCCTTGTTAGTTAATTAATTATTTTACGAAATACATTTCAACTTTATCTGAAACGTCTTTCATTTTAATCCAATTTGATGCAACTGGTTGACCTTTAGTAATTGGTATTTGACCAAGCAAACCAACTATGTGCCACTCAGTTCTTTCTTCTCTTGATTTGTAACTTTTAGAAGTATCATAATCTGGATTTAATTTTTGCCTTTGTTTATCTATTTTAATTACTTTAGCATCTTTAGGTGCGGTAACTCCATCTGGAAGTCTATCACTATGATATTTATGCTTACGATAATATTTATCTGGAATAGCATCTACTGCTTTTACTGCTGGTTCTAATTCTTTTCCGTCTTCATCAAGTACAGCATCTTTTGCTTTAACAGCCTTACTACCTTCAACTTTTGAATCTTTAACTGTACCACCTAAAACTCCACCAGTCTCATCTTTGCCACGCTTAGTATATTCTTTAAATGTAATCTCTTCAGTCCATTGTACCTTAGTATAATCTTCCCAAATATTTGCACCATAATCATCTTTCATAAACATACTTTCCCAATGAAACATTTGTCCACCACCAACTATTTGATTACCAGACTTCGGTCTTATAACTCCTAATGGAGTATCACCATCAGAACAAACAACTATTTTATTCCCATCAAGTTTAACTGTTGTGCCTACTGCAATTTCTTTACCATCTTTACTTTCAAAGTATTCTGCATAGTCCATTGATTGAGAAGCATTTATCGTTCCTTCAGCATTTACTACACCAGTTGATAAAACTTCAAATCTATCTGTACTATTAGCAACATCAGTAGCATCAATAAATTTGTCACCATTTCCATCTAATCTCATATAAAAAGCAGTAACGGCTCCAGTAGGATTGGTGTCAGAATCTATATTCATTTGAAACCCATATACATCATTACTTAAAGTGCATCCACTTTCAATATCAACATCAAGAAAATTGCCATATACATCACTATCAACTATACCACCATTAATATCTGCTATGGTTTTTAAGCCGTAAACATTATTAACGTCAGTGCTTCCATACGATGCTATTTCTGCTTCTATAAGTGCTCCAATAACATCAAGTGACTCACCCGAACTGGCTGTATTAACAGCCGCCTTTATATCGACTCCAGTCAGATTCCCAAAAAATTCTGCATCTTCAAATTCTGTATGGCATTTAATTCCAGTTATATTATCACTTGCATCTGTCGTACCGAGAGTTTTCTTTGTACCAATGTTTGCGGCAATATATGATGAGGATATATCTAATGTCTGATTGTCTAAATCAATAGAACCACAATAAACTTTAGCCCCACTATCTTGTGCCATATAAACAGCAGTTACAGATGCATTACCAAGTGTGACTGAGTTGGCGGCTACTCCTGTTGCATCTGCCCCTATAACAATAGAATTTGCACCTCCACCAGTTGCACTCTCT